CAGCGCATTGGCAAAGCATTAGAGGGCGGTCTGCCCAGCAAAACCCTTGATGACTTTCTTGATGAAACGAGCGAACTGCGGCGGGTTTCTGCTGAACGGAATTATGGCAAGTTTTACGACAACCCCGTGCAGCTTGACGATAAACTAAGAAACTATTTTGAAGATGAGGATTTTCAAGAAGCCTACAAGCTGGCGCAGACCATTGCCCGACGTGAGGGCGTGAGCATCCCGCCGTTGTTTGAGATGGTTGATGGCAACAAGGTATTCGCGCAACCCAATGCACGGATGCTGGACTATATCAAGCAGGGCATGGATGCTCTTGTTGATCGAACCTATCGCACCGAAGGCGGCACATTAGGCAAGAGCCTGCAAAAAGTACGCGATGCCTACCGCGACCATCTTGATGAGATTATGCCAGACTATCCTATGGCACGGTCTGAGTACGCCGGGTTGTCTGCGGCGATGGAAGCGGCAGAGCTTGGTGGGAAGTTTATAACGTCACCGCGTAAGATTGGGCCAAACATTTTCAAGCGCATGGGCGACCATGAGAAAGAAGCGTTCCGCGTGGGCGTAGCAGAAGAACTGCGCATGAAGATAAACACCAGCCCCGACGGTACAAACATCGTGCGCAAGATATTCGGCAACCCTGATGCGCGGAAACGATTAGAACTTGTTTTTGATGATGATGATGCGTTTGCCGCCTTCCGTCAGGCAATGGAAGACGAAGCCAAGATGGCAGCAACGGGAACGCGGGTGCTTGGCGTATCCAGCACTGCGCCAATGATGGCAGATCAAAAATCTCTGGCAGAATTAGGTATGCAGATGGGGGAAGCATTTAGCAACCCAATGACTGCCTTAACCCGTGCGGGCATGGCGTTACAGGGCGGTCCTACGTCTGATGATATTGCGGCAGAGACCCGCGCCTTGTTGCTGGACCCGTCTAATCAGGCGCGATTGTTGCAAGTCTTGGCCGAAACAAACCCCGTATTGCAACGGCGTATGGGCCAGATTGGGCCAAGAGTAAGCAACGTGCTTGCGGCTCAATCGCCACAGGTCAACCCATTACTACCTCAGAACCGCTGATAGGATTTCATCATGGCAGTCAAAGATTGGTCAACAACGGCTGGGAGTAACACAAACCCAGGCGGCGGCGATCTGAATTTTCAAGAGAACCAGCTCCCAAGCACTGTAAACAACTCGATGCGGCAAGTGCTGGCCGACCTTAGAACTGACTTTGAAGACGGCGGCTGGTTCAACTACGGCCATACAACGGTCTATGGATCGGGAACCACGTTCACCGTAGCATCAACAAACGTCACAACGATCTACACAGTGGGCCGACGCATCAGGGCAGTAGGGTCCAGCACGGGTACGATTTACGGCGTGATAAGTGCCAGCGCCTTCAGCACAAATACGACCGTAACCGTTGTATGGGACAGCGGCAGTCTATCTTCAGAAACTTTGGCGATCAGTGTCAGCAAGCTCGACGCCAACGGCCATGTCGATGCCAGTAAGATCACAAGCGGCACGCTGCCCAATGCGCGGCTTGATCAGCAAGTTCAAGACGTTGCCGGGTTAGCCGTCACAGACGGCAATTTCATCGTCGGCAACGGTTCCAACTTTGTTGCCGAAAGCGGTGCCACGGCCAGGGCGTCTATCGGCCTGCCCTTGAGTGGTTGGACGATGACGGGCGCATTGACCTTGAGCGGTGATCCTTCAAGCACCAATCACGCGGCTAATAAAAACTATGTCGATAATCTCTTATTAGGCATGGGCAAGCGCGGCGTAGTCAGGGCGGCGACCACGGCTAACATCACAATCGCTACTGCGTTGAACAACGGAGATACGATTGACGGTGTGACGCTGGCAACAAATGATCTGGTGCTTGTTAAAGATCAAAGCACAGCATCGCAAAATGGCATTTACGTTGTGCAGTCATCTCCTGCCCGTGATGATCTCTATGACACATTCATAGAACACGTTGGAGCTTTGGTTGCTGTTTCTGAGGGAACGGCAAACGCCGATACAATGTGGCTCTGCACCAGCGATAAGGGCGGCACGCTCGACAGCACGGCAATCACTTGGACGAAAGTCACGCCGCAATCGGCGGGCACGGTGACGAGTGTTGTTGCTGGTAGCGGACTGACGGGCGGCACCATCACCAGCACCGGCACGATAGCCTGGGGCGGTCTGTCTGGTGACACGTCTCCGCAGCTTGGCGGCGATTTAGATGTTCAAACTAATTCCATCGTCAGCACAAGCAACCGCAACATTGCAATAACGCCAAACGGTACTGGCGATGTCATCATTGGCGGCGGAATGAACCCATCCGTTAGCACAACAGGCAAAGCGGTCGTCTTTGGATTCTAAAGGAGAATAGAAATGGCATCGGAAATCTTTGGCGTCTCGCTTACAGCAGGCGTTACTAACTCAGAAAGCGTGGTTCTGAACGGCGTGAACGGTCACACATATGTAATTACAAGCATTGTGATTTGCGAAACGGCAGGGGCTGCGGAGACCTTTGATCTTTATATCGACGACGGCGGCGGCGGCACCGATTACGAGTTGCTGAGTGATCAAGCAATCGGCGCAAACGAAACATTCGTTTTTAATGACCGCATCGTTTTAATGGATGAAGATCATTTGTGCGTGGCAACGGCTAACAGCGCGAACGTTGATGTTGTCGTTTCTTACCTGGACCAGACCCGATGACCGGCATTATTTCAGACAATGTCGGGCGCGCAGGCGGGCTTGTGAAGTCATCCGCAGGTGGTGGAATGCAATCGCAACAAGTCTTCACTTCGTCAGGGACTTGGACGAAGCCAGCGGGCATAACCAAAGTCAAGGTTATTGTCGTCGGCGGCGGTGGCGGTGCAGGCGGTTGTACGTCCGTTAGCACTTATAATCCAGGTTCAGGCGGTGGCGGTGGCGGCGGCACTGCAATAGAGTTTATTGACGTGTCATCAACATCTTCCGAAACCGTAACTGTTGGCGCTGGCGGGGCGGGTGGCGCAAGCGGCACCAACGACGGCGCGGCTGGCGGCACAAGTTCGTTTGGCTCTTTTTGTTCGGCCACTGGCGGCAGCGGCGGCGAATATGGCCGCGATACTAGCTGGGCAACCGTTCACGACGGCGGCGCTGGCGGTGCAGGCTCTGGTGGCGACGTCAACATTGACGGACAAACTGGCGGCGATGCAAACAGTTCGTCTGGAGCGGACGTTGAGTACGGGCATGGAGGAGGATCTTTCATGGGGCCGGGCGCTGCGCGGCCATCGTACAACCAAGGCACCGGAATCCATGCTGCTGTTTACGGCGGCGGCGGAAGCGGCATTCGGAAGTCGTCTTCTGCGGGCGGCAACGGCCACGCTGGCATTGTGATCGTCGAGGAGTACGCGTGATGAAAGCATTAATTCAAGGAACTCGCATCTGCGATCTCGTTGATGACGATAAAACTTTTGAGGTTCACGCTGATCTAAAATGGGTCGACGTTGCTGACGGCACTACGCAGCAAGATACGTATGTCGATGGCAAGGTCGTCAAAAAGCCGGACCCGCCAACCCCGACGACATCAGAGGCCGCATTAGCACAGATAGGCGTGCTTGAAGCGGAGGTCACTCAAAGGCGGCAGCGCGAAGCCGGGGCAGACGATGCCGGTGGATCACAGGCCGGGCGCGATTGGATGAAAGCCCAGGAAGCTAAAATCGCTACAGAGCGTGGGAAGCTCTAGGGCAGGTGTGCTATTGATCCCCTCACCGTCGCCGCTGCCATAGCCGCCACAAAAACGCTGGTGAAGTCGGCGCGTGGAGTTCAAGAAATTGCCCACGGGATCGATGGGCTGTTCCATGCCAAGGAGCAACACGATCAGAACAAAGACCATGAAGCCGGAAACTCCATTGGCAAAAAAAATAAGTCAATTCTTCAGAAACGTGCGGCTGACGACGGCTCCGAAACTTCAATGTCGGCCAGTGCTGCGGCGATCATTGAACAGAAGCAGTTGGATCAGCAGCTTGACGATCTCAAGACAGAAATTAACGCAAAGTGGCCGTCGAAACCCGGCGAAAAATCTACCTGGGATCAGATCCTAGAAGAGCGCGAAAAGCGGGTTGCTGCCAAGAAAGAACGCGAGAAGCAAGAGAAGATTGAAGCCGAAGAACGCGCAGAGCGCCGAAAGGCGATGCTGATTGAAGTAGGCAAAGGTCTCGCCGTGGCGGCTATTGCTGGGGGCATTGCGTGGTTTCTTTGGTGGGCTGCGACAAGCGGGCCAGCCGTAAGATGACCACGAAGATCAGCGACACGACCAACGTGCAGATGCCCATGAAGACTGTTATCAGTCTTATCGCGCTGGTCGGCATGGGCGTCTACAGCTACTTCATTATTCAAGAACGATTAAACCGCCTGGAAACTTCTGAACAACTTGTCAAGAAAGACCTGGAAACCAGCGTTGCATCCTTGAAACTAGACATCGACAAGAACACAACCTTCCGCATCGAACGCCCACAGTCGCCAGCGGTGAAAGAGGCGTTCATGCTCATCGAGCATATCAGTGGCCAGCTAGAAAAGCTGACGGCAAAGGTTGAAGACCGATCGAACAACAGCGTCAATATCACCCGCTTGCAAACTGACATGATGGAAGTGCGAAGCGCCGTCGAAAAGTTGAAGGACGCGCAGAGAACGCTTCAGATTAACGGCAAGTAATATGGAAACCTTCGTCGGTTTTATCCTTCACCTGTATACCACGGCAGGGTCGCTCTTAGAGTTTACTCCGCGTGACAGCCTGTCAGATTGCTTGAAGGCCAAGCGGGTGATTGAGCGCACTGACCCGCATAAGGAACGATGGGTCTGTCGCAAGGGCAAGCTGTTGCTCAAGACCGTCGACGGCAAACAGTATCCCGTTAAAATTATTATGGATGATTGAACATGGAAGTGGATGCCAAGTTAGGGATGCAGCTTGCGATCATGCTTGCCACGGTGGCCGGAGGTTACGCTGTAGTCAAAAGCCAGTTAGCCCGTGTCATGGAAGACCTGGGTAATTTTATCAAGCGATACGAAAAGTCAAAGGCCGCATTTGACCAGCGGCTTGATGAAGCCGAAAGCCAAAGGGCAGTCTTCACTAGCCAGATCGACGTATTAAAAGAGATCAACAGCGTCCCTGCGCTAGAACACCGCAACCGCGAAATGGCAACGGTACAAGCGCAGATTGCAACAATGCAATCACAGATAGATCATCTAGTGGCCATACATAACGGCAAGCATCCTCGCATTGATAGCGGAGGCGCGTGATGACGAGAGTGTTAATTCTGGCCCTTGCGTTTTTCCTGGCCGGGTGCCAAACGGATCAGGCCGTGCATCCAACTGACCTAATGAGGTCGCAAGCTGACCTTGTGCGAGAAGAAATGGAAACAACGCCGCCCATTGACATGCTGCCGCACTGTGATGTTCACGTTAAAATTGAAGACATGCTGGAACACAAATTTAAAGAAGAACCGTTACTGGCAGGCGGGTATCTGGATGGATCGGTGATGCAACTTTACGCCGGGCCGAATGGCGCGTGGAGTTTGTCCCGCGAGGTTGGGCCGGTGACTTGCATACTTGCCACGGGGTATGGGCTGCAGATGGTTAATCCGCCATCAAAACCAGAGCCGATTAAAAAGGGAGTCTGAAAATGGTTGGTTTAACAGTGCTTGTTTTGCAACTCGTTGTCATTGGCATTCTGCTGTAATGCTTTACGAGCACTATAACGACATTCCGTTAAGCGGTTGGCCCTACACCTATTTTAAGCCCAACGAAGTCGCGTGCAAAGGCACCGGAAAAATCCTTATCAACGAAACTGCCCTTGCCGCTCTGGATATTCTGCGGTCCCGTTTGGGGCATTCTATCAATTTATCTTCCGCGTACCGCAGCCCCTATCACAATTCCAAGATCGGAGGCGCTCCGCGATCCTCACACCTTGAAGGTCACGCCTTCGATGTCCAGCTTCAAGGCCGCGACAAGGAAGTGATCAGAAAAGTTGCAACAGACGTTGGGTTCAAAGGCTTCGGTATGAGGTATCAAACATTCATTCACATCGACATGGGCCGACGGAGACAGTGGTAATGATGGACATGATTTTCAGCGTCCTAACCGGCGGTGCTACCGGCATCCTGGGCAGCGTTTTGGGCAAGGCTTTCAATTTCGTTGATATGTATGTGGAAGAAAAGAAGGCAGCTGGTGAACATACGCGCACGATGGAAATGCACCGACTACAGGCTGAACTCCGCGCCGACGAATTGGAAAACGAACGCGCCATCGTAGAGGAACAATCTGCTGGCGCTGCACGTGTGGCGTCCTACGGCATGATGACCGGCGTTGAGGTTCCCTACCCCTGGGTGGCGGCGTGCCTCAGATTGATGCGGCCCCTGCTTACCGTAATGCTCGTCGGCATCGTCTGGTATATCTACGCATCCAGCGACGACCTAGCCCAACAGGAAACCATCATTCAGAGCGTCATATATATGTCATCGACTGCGGTGCTTTGGTGGTTCGGTGACAGAGCCATGCGTCCTAAGAAGTAGAGCTGGCGGTCCCGACAGGATTCGAACCTGTGGCCCCCTGATTAGGAATCAGGTGCTCTATCCAACTGAGCTACGGGACCGACCCTAAGATTATTTGTTAGCCTAACAAATCTCTAACAAACAGTCTTGGCATATCTTTTACTTTTCTTGCCCATTCTAACCTGCTATGACCCATCAGTAACTAGTGAAAACTAGATGTTTTGCTAAGTTATTGATTTATATGTAGGTTATGCGCCGGCCTTTTTAGATTCCTAATCTTGAGGCCAACATTGCAACCAGATAGCTAGAATACATTATAGATCAGTAACTTAGCCGCTCCTTCGGGGGCGGCTTTTTTTGCGTTTAGGGGGCTGATTAACAAATGTCTAACAACTGCCGGTAAAATAAATCACTAACAAAATGATCTTATGGTCGTTTTGTTATTGTAATGCACATTATATTGTCGTATTGTTTAAACGTGGTCAGGGAGATCACACCACAAATTAGGAGAGAGAAAATGCTGAAATACATTAAATTCCACAAGAGCATCCAGCACCCGACAGGCCGTTTGGATGATGGCACACACGCTTTCGGCAAGTCGTCACCCGGCGCATCCCTGCACTTACGCTTCCGCAACAAATCTTATTTCTGGTCGATCAGTTTGACCGGCGTCGGTTGCGTCACCGTTTAATTCCCACCCCCCATCGTGCACTAGCGCCGCATTGCCCCGACCACCAGCGCGGGGCTTTGCTGCTGCAAACTTTAGGAGAGAGAAGATGACTGACACACTTGGACCGTACTTTCGCGGCTACTCATATAAGGGCGCTTACGAGACTGTTTGCATTGCGCGGGGTAAGCCAGAAGACTTTGACGATCTGGCCGACGCACCCATAGCCTTCACCGGCTACGACAAAGCAACGAAACAGGAAGCAGACTTGCTCTGCGCCGCGCCTGATTTGCTGGCAGCGTTGGAAAACGTCTTGGAGGATTTCATTGCCATCGGCGGCAAAGATAGCGACCGCAGTGGCGTCATTATTGAGGCCACGTCTGCAATCGCCAAGGCGAGGGGGGAGTGATGGGTTACAGAAGCGACAGAAACACGGAAATAGACCATCCCAAGACCTGTCGGTGTTGTGGCAAGAAGACCGGCAAGTTTTACGAGTGGGTTCAGGTTCCGATAGGCGAACCTTATACCGGCAACGCCATCGATACTGGCAAGCGACGGCCAAGTTATCCCAATTTCAAAACGCATGAGGAGGTTCGCATAACGCGGAACCTCTGGCTCGATTGGGGATATGGTTCGTTCTGCACGGCTCGCTGCGCGATTGAGTTTGCCAACGCTGTTGTCGATATAGGGAGAGCGTGATGATTATCAGGGAAACTTTTGACGATCAGAACCGCCTGCTGCGCTTGACGGCAGACACGCGACCGCATGGCGGCCAGAAGTCAATCCCACGGTGCGACGGGTGCCGTTGCACTAGGGGTAAAGTGAAGCAATCTTGTGCGGCCAGAAAGGCCGCGCAGGATCACATGGCAGACGTTGGCGAGACGATCAGGAAGTCGGAGACATATATAAACCCGAAAACCTCGCCGCGCTTCTATTGCTTCAATGATGTCGATCTGAGCCAGCCGGTAAGCTGTTGCCTAGTGCATCAGTATGAACAATATCAGAATAAGATGGTCGGCATTGGCGAACTGTTGCAAGCGTCGATGTATGAGAAAATCGTGGCGCTCAAGCAAGTTGCGGAGGTGCAGACGCCTAACGGGCAGCTCGGCAATATCAGGATTGGCGAGATCACGATAGCGCAAATCCAGAATTATGTTGCGCCAAGCATCTGGGCCGGTCGCGCCAAGGTCACGGCGCAAAAGAAGTTCACTTTCTTTGTGAGCGTATTGAAGTGGGCAATGTTGTCGGAGCTGATGCCGTCGGCCTTGTTGCTCAAGCTGGACAAAATTCAGAAGCCTAAAAAGACCGACGTGCAGAAACGCCACGTCCGCATATCAGTGACCGCGATCGAGAAAGTCATCGAAGCGGCCACGCCGTTCTATGCGCTGCTGTTTCGGTTTCAAAGCCGCACCGGCGCAAGACCGAATGAGACGACAGTGCTGCAATGGTCAGACTTTGATTTCGACGCTAAGCGCGTTTACATCCAGCGTGCCATGAACGCAGACGGCGTGATCTCAACGCCGAAAACTGAACAGGGCATCAGGGCCATTGAGCTTGAGGATGAGTTGATCCAAGAGTTGAAAGCGTGGCGTCTCAAGCAGCCGCTGGAGCAGCGGGGCAACAATCTGGTCTTTCCTACCCGTGTCGGCACAGTGCAGCTCATAAACAACTGGAACAAACGCGGCCTTGCGCCAGCTATTAAACGCGCTGGCGTTGAGCGGTTTACGTTGTATGGCTTCCGCCACTTTTATGCGTCTGTCTTATTATATGACCTTAATTTGTCAGATCGTAAAATCATGCAAATGATGGGGCATACAGAGATTGCGACAACCATCCGAAACTATGGTCATTGGCTTGAAGATCGGAAGGATCGTGATAACGATGTCCGTGAGCAACTAAACAAAGTTTTCAAAAGCGCATAACTAAAAGCAAAATTTACACAAGAGAGTTATTTCAATGCAATTACATAGAGAGGTTGCTGTTGCGCTAATAGCCGACGGCATCATTCAAGAGATGAGAAAAAACAGAATTAAGATTCTACTAGCGGAGCATAATATATCCGCGAAGGAACTTGCTGATCAGATCGGGCGGCAGGCGCAGACCCTGCGACGATATGTGAGGCATGAGGCAGAGCCACGGCTGGAGATAGCTGAGACCATTGCAGAGGCTTTAGGCGTCGGCATCGATGAGGTTCTGGGCGCGGAAGATGCTGCCGTTGTTGCCCCTAATAAAACGCGAATGCTGCCGGTTTATGGCAGCACCGACAATTTCAATTTTATTGATTTGCAAGAACCAATCGACAGCATTGAAACGCCGCCGTCTCTGATGAACACGGTCGCAGGATACGCCGTCTATGTACCCGGCGAGACGATGGTGCCGCGCTTCAACCCCGGCGAGATTGCGTTGGTGCATCCAGGCAAGCCTTTTCGAGAGAATGATTCGGTGGTGGTGCAGTTCAACCCCGGTCTGACACAGCACACAGCAGCACTAAAAATCTTCCAAAAGTTTACCGAAAAATCAATTATTTTAGGCCAGTTTGCAACGGATGAAACCCTTGAGTTTCAACGCGATGAGATCAAGATCATCCATAAAATTATCGGAATATTTATCTAAACGATGATTTTGTTATTGCTTTGTTAATCCATGTTAGGCTATCCAGGGTCAACATTGACCTTGGAGAGCCAACATGGGTTACGTCAAACTACTCACTGAATTTGTAGGCATATGGGCCTTCTTGGCGACGGTTTACTTCGCCGTCAATATGGCCTGCATCTTAAACGATAGCTGCTACGCCACGATGGTGCCGCAATGACACAAGCGGCATTGCTTACTGTCGATGAGGCCGTGGCCGAAATCTTTACAGAGTTTTCCACCAGCAACCGCAAGCGTCTCTATGCGCTGATCAAGGCCGGTGAGATCGAGACCATCAGGCCAACCGAAAATGGCCGCTACTTCATACCCCGTCGCGCCATTGCCGCACTGCGGGGCGACGATGAGTAAAGACAACTATAGAACGCGGCTGCTGGATGAGGCGTCCAATCTTATCAACGGCGACCGGCAGGATGAGTATGGCCCGCCCGCCGATAACTTTCAGCGTGTGGCCGATTACTGGAACGCTGGCGGCGACTATCAAATTGAATCTTGGCAAGTTTGTCTGCGGTTAGCGGAATTGAAACTCGCTCGACTCGCTGGGCCAAAACCGTCTTGGGACACGTTTGTTGATGAAGCGGCATATGTTGCTCTGGCAGCAGAACTTTGGATGCAGCGGAAGCGCGACCATGACGTGTCCTGAGTGTAATGGCACCGGCGTGGTTGAGCGCGTCAACTGGCATGGGCCGTATGAAGCGCCTTGCACAAATTGTTACGACAGTTTGGGCGAGGTCAATGACGATGAGGTGAATGATGAGTAGCCGGAATAAAAAACGCGGCTACGAATTGGAAGCCGAAACCGTCAAGCATTGGCAAGGGCTTGGCGTCGAGTGCAAGCGAGTATTCGCATCTGGAGCCTATAAGCATCTTGGCGATGAGTTTGCTGGTGATCTGATGCTTTCGGGTTTCACCGTGGAATGTAAGCGGAAGAAATCGGGCTTCAAGTTTCTGCTGGATAGCCTGGATCAAGACAACGCTGACATTTTGATATGCCGCCAAGACGGGCGACCGATACGCCGCCTCTATGTGATGGAGGAAGAAACCGTCGAGGCACTTTTCAGACAAGCGGGGATAATCAAATGAAACTGCAATATGAAAATGCCGTTGCCATCAAACGTGAGCTGCGCAACTGCACAAGGATTTTAGGCAACCCCGAAAAGTTTTCGCCAAGTCTTTTAAAGCTGGCGTGGCAAGCAAACAGATCAGCAAAGAAGTGGCACGGCATCCACGCTCACCCGCGTCCGTTTCAAGAGACGTGCGCAGCATACGACAACGTGATTGCGTTTCCGCAGCCGACGCGCCGGGTGGAAGCCTGACGATGAACGGCTTCGAAAAGCACGGCATTAAACACCTATCAAACTCATCGATCAGCTTGTGGGAATCCAACCCGGCGCAGTGGGTGATGAGCTATTTACTTAAAGAAAAGCGGCCAAGCAGCGCCGCCATGTGGCGTGGCATTGCTGTTGAGGATGGCGTGGTTGTTTGCTTAGACGGCGGCAGTTTGTCCGATGCTGTTGCCGCTGCGTTGGCACGGTTCGACAAGGAAATCACTTTTGCCGATGAAAAGAGTGAAAAGGAACGCGCCGGTATTGAGCTAATGATCGAACTGGCGGTTGCAGAACTTGAGCAATACGGCAAGCCAAGTTTCAGCATCGACGGCAGTCAGCAGAAAGTGTCGATTACTTGTAAAGGCGACGGCTGGAAGATTCCCATCATTGGCTATCTCGATCTGGTCTACCCCGACCACGGTCTAGTCGTTGATCTCAAGACGACCATGCGGATGCCGTCAACAATGACGCAGAGCCACAAGCGGCAGCGGTGCATTTACCAGCGATGCCTGGGCGGCAACCAGCAAGTGAAGTTTCTTTATGTGACGCCGAAGAAAAGCGGCTGGCTTGAGGATGGTGACGTGGAGACAGAACTGGCAACGGTCAAGGCACACTGTAATCGCCTAGAGCGGTTTCTCAGTGTCAGCGATGACCCGAAGTATTTAGCGTCAATCATCCCGGTCGATCCGACGCACTTTTATTGGGCGGATTGTATCGATCAGAGGAAAGAGATTTTTGGAATTTAAGAACCGGCGCAGCGGCACTGCGAAACACTGTAAAAAAGGAAACACTGAAAAATGTTTGAGTTCGACACTGGAGCTGAGGGCGGCAGCAAAGGCCCGTTCATTAACTGGCATGCCAATGGCCGCAAAGATGGCACGGCTGCGGCCAAGACGTTTTCATTAAAGGACGGCGATGATCGGCAAGACGTGACGCCGAAGTTCAAGAAGGGCGTCATCTTCGACATCGACGCCATGCAGACGGGTTGGGCGTATTTTAAGCCAACCGGCACTGATTGGCAGTGGAATGACAGCCCTGCGCGGTTTGCTAAGAAGCCGGGCGACGATTGGACAAAGGGCGTATTAATTCCTGTTGCATTTGCCGGTGGTGAAACCGGCACATGGATGCAAGCAGGCAGCGGCACGTTTCTCGCCGTCGCAGAACTAGCAAAGCAGATTAAGGCTGATCGAAAAGACGACAAGCTGCCGGTCGTCAAGATGACCGACACGTTCACCGTTGATTTCAACGGCGGTGGGTCCACAACGTGCGCGAAGCTGGAGGTCGTTAAGTGGGTTGACCGGCCGGAGAGCCTGGACGCTTCGGCTGATGAGCCTGTCATTGCTGCCGTGGAAGACGACGACGAAGACGAGTTCTAACATCGATCAGGGAGAAGGGGGCGCAATGCCCCCTTTTTTATTCAATGAAAACTGAACCAGACCAGTGGTCGCAGATTCTCACAGAGCTACGCCAGGAAGCCGGGTTGTCGCAGCGGCAGGCGGCGATTAAGGCCGGGTTGTCGGTCAACTATGTGCGGCATTTGGAAATGTATGGCGTGTCGCCCAGCGTGCAGAACTTGGACAAGGTGCTGGCGGTTTATGGGTATGAGCTGGAGGTAGTGAAGAGATGATGCAGTTGATTAAACGGTTGCTGTTCTGGCTCAAGGGCTACCGGACGGTCGAGCCGCCACGGCACACGCCGGAGATCAAGCCGCGTACCAAAGAAGACGTGGCGCGGTTGCAATGACGAAAACCGATAAAGACAGTCGTGGGGTTTCGGATGCACAGAAACTTAGGGTTCTGAGGAGAGACGGGTATACGTGTGTTTACTGTGGAACGCCAGGGAGTGATGCAAACTTAGAAGTTGATCACCGCATCCCATACTCCAAAGGTGGGAGCAATCACCTCTCCAACCTCTTCACTGCATGCCAACCATGTAATCATAAAAAAGGGGCTGAAATATGGACACTCCGTGAGGGGTATCAACCAAATGAATTTGGCCCAAAGAGAAGGAGTGAAACAATGAGATCATCGCCATTAGATGGGGTGTTCGTTCACGTTCTTAAACATCCGAGTGCAAACCCAAATGTCGAAGATATTAACAGGCAAGGGCAAGTTTTAGGGATATTTCAGAATCAATATATAGCAGTTCAATTATTATCATTCTTTGATGGCAGACCCACCAACGTCGAACTGTTCCCAATTGAGTACGCAACAAATAATCAGATGATATTTTATTATGATGACATCGAAATGAGCTTTGCACATGAGAAGATGATTACAGATGGCGATTTATCAAGGTCTAAGTTCGAGCAGCATTATGGCAGAAGTCAAACGGGTAGCGTAAAAGTCAGGGAGATGGTTAAGAAATGATGCAACGCTACGCCGTCCATGCGCCGATACTGGTCGGGCTGGGCTACGATACAACGCCGCTGGTAGGCAAGAAGCCAATCCTTGAAGGTTGGCAGAAACGGCCAGACGCTGCGTTGGATTTCGAGAAGTATAATGGAAATAATATAGGAGTGCTCACGGGCGGCAAATCGCATGTCGTCGCCGTTGATGTTGACGTTTACGACCATCGGATTGCGCAGCAGTTTGAGGAAGTCATCACCGAAGAATTAGGCTTTGCGCCGCAGCGTATTGGCATGGCACCCAAGGCTCTGTTCGTATTCCGCTGCACAGAATCCGTGCCAAAAATGCGGACGGCGGTATTCCACATTAAAGGCAAAGACTGCGCCGTTGAGATACTGGCCGAGGGCCAGCAGTTCGTTGCCAGCGGCATCCACCCAGATACGAAAAAGAAATATAAATGGGTGGACGATACCCTAGCCGACATTCCCGTGGATAAGCTGACGGCGGTTACGCCGGATCAGCTCAGAGAGTTTGTTGCCATGAGCAATACGATGCTCTCGAAACACGGTAAGCCGAAGGGGCGTAAGGCGAACGGTTCGCCGCAGCAGATGGATTGGTTCGCTACGCAAGAACTGACCGGCGAGGTCAAGGAAATCGATGTTGCCCTTGCTCACATACCCAATGACGATTGGCACTATGAGGATTGGGTGCGCATGGCTATGAGCCTCAAGGGTGCCGTGGCTGATGAGGGATATGAGCTGTGGCACCGTTGGTCGCAGCGGTCGCAGAAGTATGACCGTGATGAGACTGATAGAGTCTGGAAATCAATTAAGGACGTGCGGCGTGTCGGTGCTGGGTCAATCTTCTATATGGCGAAGGATTACGGCTTTGATGTTGGTGAGTTTAGGCGCAAGGAACAGAAGCCCACAGAGCCGCCGCAGGCGGTCATAGAGGTCGATGAGGGCACGGGGCTACCCCAGGGCATGTACCGCGCTTCTGAGGTCTCAGGGCCGGTGCCAGCGCGTCAGTGGCTGCTTAATCAGTGGTTTCCCAAGCGTGCCGTGTCGCTGCTGTTTGGGCAGGGTGGTGTGGGCAAGACGCTGATCGTACAGCAGCTTGCCAACGCTGTGGCAGATGGTGAGGCGTTCATGGGGATTGGCACCAGTAAGATGCCGGTGCTGTGTGTGTTATGTGAGGATGACAAGCAGGAGATCGATCGGCGTCAGATCGACATTAATCAGTCCAGGGGCATCGATGATGCCTTTGGCTCCGCGCCAGAAAATGTATATCTGTGGCCGCGTGTGGGTGAGGATAACATTGTCGTCACGTTCCCCAACGCGGGCGAGGATCAACCGACAGCATTTTATGCTGATCTAGTGAAGGCAGTTGAGGCGGCGAAGGGTGATGCCGATGAGATATGTGTCATATTGGATAATGCGACGGATTTTTTTGGCGGTTCAGAAAACGTCCGGCGTGAGGTCAATACGTTTATTAAGAGCTATTGTGGCTCTCTCTGCACGCAGTTCAATGCAACCGTCATTCTGTTGGCCCATCCAAGCCTCTCAGGGCTTGCTAGTGGTTCTGGGATGTCGGGGTCCACGGCGTGGGAGAACAGCGTCAGGAGCCGCTCATATCTGTCTAGAGACGCAGATATGGATGAGGTGCGGACGCTATCAAGAAAGAAATCAAATTATTCGGCAGTCAATGATGAGACCGACATTAAACTGATATGGGAAGCTGGCGTGTTGACGCTGCCGACGTCCGACGATGCCATTGCGAGGATCGAGGGGCGTAACGTCAAGAGGGCGGTGCTGGACGCTGTGGATGAGGCTCAAAAGGACGGGTCTCCGTTTAAGTCACGGTCGGGTAGGGCCGTGCGGACCGCGCTGCCACGGGTGGTTAATCAGTGGAAAAAAGGCGTGGTGATGAAGGCTCTTTTCGATCTCGAAAGTGATGGATATATCACGCATGAAACACGCAAGGGTTATAGGGTCGTAAAACGGCCAAATTGGGGTTAAGTCTTTGAAGCATAACGGTAATTCGAGTTGTGTGTCATGTTTTGCACAAAATAAGGGGCAAATAGCAGTTAAGTACATGAAATCATTGATGAAAAGTCTAATGTAACACACGGGGTACACACAATGGAGATAATGTTGCAATATCAATTACTTAACGATGTTACACATAACCCCTTATTACATAACCCCATTGTGAGCGCGCCACAGGCGCGGCGCTCACAATTATGAGGTCGGATAATGCAGCGTAAACGGAAACCCGACAGATTGATGAACAGCAGCGAGATCGGCAACGTAGTGGCGGAGAGTGTGTATCATGCGCTCCGACCGCTCGATGAGATGGTGCATCAAATGGAGATGCGCTGGGGAGCGGATCGGCTGGTGGGGCTGGTGAGTGTAGAAACGGCGGCGAAGTTTGGGTCTGCCAAGGCAAAGCTGGATGCTGCTATCGATGCCAATGACGTTGAGGCCGTGCGAAAGAAGGCGGCAGTGATGATTAAGGCCTGGAAGGCGCTGAGTGATGAGGCGACGGCGTTAGGGCATGGGGGGCTTGATCCCGAAGTGTGGGAGGTGTGTACCGACGACGGGCAGCGGTATGCGTTCTGCCGGTCGAATGTCGAGGCGTGGAAGGCGTCAAAGGAGATGGAAGGCACCAGGGTTTTTAGTATTGAGGAAGCGGCGAGGTTGATTGACGTGCGGTTTAAATTGGTCGGTGAGGTCAAAGATGTTTTCCCAGATGCCAAGGTTGTCGATGCCAAAAAGCGAGAGCCACTTGATGATGCCATCCCGTTTTAGTCTGCGCAGTCGGGTGAAGGCCGAGGCGCATGACGTGGATGGGCTTGTGCAGCTTTTTTTTGAGGCTGCGGAAACTGAGAGGCGGATGCCACGGGCAGTTGATCATAGGGTCAAGGGGTGCTGGCCGGAATATCCTGACGATCCAAACTTAGCGTTTGGTTACAATGATGCGGTTGTGTCTGTCGGGCCAGCCAATGCGAGGGAGGTGACGCGGTACGATCTGGCGCTTGAGGCGGCGATTCTGTTGGACGCTGACGAGCGGGCGTTAGTGTGGGCTGCGGCGCACAGTGCGGCGAGAAGGCGTCGAGGTGCGCGGTGGAAGGCTATTGCGAGGCGCATGGGCGTGCATCCAAGCACGGCGAAAAGGCGATTTGAACGCGCTATGTTGGGGCTGTGGTTTAGATTGTGACACAAAATATAGTGCATCTGGATTTGGCAATGTTGACGATGCTCACGAAAACAGGGTAAAAATTTGTAGTTTCGGAGTTCTGTCTCTGAAGCATTTTTCTCTCTCTCTTTTCCTAAGTTCCCTGTGGCGGCATTTCTCCCTGAGTGCCGTCACTTTCCTTTGGAGACTCGACAATGCCGAAAGTTAGAATGGCTAGTGGCAAGGTGAAGACTTATGCGTATACGCCAAAAGGCAAGGCGGCTGCGAAGAAGGCTGCTAGTAAGGCCAAGAAAGCTTCAAGGAAAAGAGGTTAGTTAGTTATGGCTGGCAAGCTGAACAAAAAGAAGATGCTGGCGATCTGCGATGAGCTTGCTGACGGCAAGTCTCTCAACTCGATTTGCAAGCGTGATGACATGCCGCATCGTGTGACGGTTCTACAAGCTGTGCAGCGAGATGATGAACTTTATGAAATGTACGCCAGAGCCAGAGCGATTGGCGCTGAGACGTTGGCCGATGAAATCCATGATGTGTCGAGGCAGAGCCTTGATAGCGTAGACAAGCAGATGGCGAACGCCGAAGTGCAGCGCAGGCGGTTGCAGGTTGATAGCTTGAAATGGACATATGCGAGGCAACAGCCAAGAGGGCTGCGGAATAAAGCCGAAGACACAGCGCAAAACAATCAGATCGTGTTGAGTTGGTCGAACACTGCTGATGATGTAACGGCGAGGCAAGCCGATGAGGACGACACAGCGACGGTTATCAATTTGGTCGGCGAAGCAGGCTAGACGACCCGAAACTGACCTTTTGCTGGCATACAAGTACGCGCGCGAGATTCGTTGATTTCCCTCACTTTTTGGTCGATCTGGCGGCTCGATGAGCTAGGCATTTGCAAGCGATTTGTTAATCGAGCGCGTAAGTTATTGAAAACAAAGGGCTGACCTAAAGATACCAAATCCTAGGGTCGGGCAAAAAATGGCGCAAAACATAGAGATTCCGTATGCCCCCCGTACCCTTCAACGCGACCTGCACCGGGCGTGGTCTCAGCATCGGTATTCGGTCGTTCTTTGCCATCGAAGGGCAGGCAAGACAGTAGCGGTCCTAAACCACCTCCTACGTGACGCCCTCACAACAAAAAAACCAAACGCCCGTTACCACTACCTAGCCCCCACTTACCGGATGGCATCAAACATCGCTACAGACTACCTTCTCCAATTTTCAGAAAAAATACCGGGTTTCACGTTCAACAAGACCAATTTAACCGCCAGCTACCCCAACGGCAGCCGCATCAGCCTACTTTCAGGAGAAGACGAAACAAAAATTCGCGGCATCTACAGCGACGGCATTTGCATAGACGAATGCGGCCTCATGTCCGAAACGGTATTTCCAGAGGTCATACGCCCCGCCCTGGCCGACCGAAACGGCCTCAACGGCGAAAAGACCTATGCGATTTTCATCGGCACGCCGATGGGCCACAACGTGTTTTACGATTACTACATGAAGGCCAAGGAAGACCCTGATTGGCACAGCGCCATGTACAAGGCGTCAGAGACGGGCATCCTGCCGGAAAGTGAGTTAAGGGCGGCAAAGAACACCATGCCCCCCGATGCCTATAATCAGGAGTTTGAATGCTCATTTGAGGCGAATGTGCCGGGAGCCATATTTTCCAAGGAAATGCAGCTTCTGGATGAGAATGACCAGATCGGCAACATTCCGTATGATCCGACGCACAAAGTCGAGACGTTCTGGGATTTGGGCATCAACGACAATACATCAATTTTGTTCGCCCAAATATTTTCCGGCGGCAGATCGATCAACATTATTGATCACTTGAGCATGAGCGGAGAGGGTCTACCGTTTTACGCCAAGGTGCTGGAAGAAAAGGGCTACCACTACAAGGCGCATCATGCGCCGCACGATATTAACGTCACCGAATTAGGCACGGGAAAGACCCGCCAGGAGACGGCCTTGGGCCTGGGTATTAACTTTACCCGCGCCCCCAAGTTACCCCTTGAGGAGAGCTTAAACGCCGTCAAAGTGACGCTGCCCCGCGTCTGGATCGACCGGGAGAAGTGCAAGGGTTTGATTGAGGCGCTGCGGTTTCATCATAGGGTTTATGACCCGAAAAACAGGATATTTAGAAGCACGCCCCGCCACGATTGGTCAAGCCATGACGTTGCGGCCATGCGCACACTGGCCGTATCAATCCGGCAGGCGGCGCCGCCGATAGAAAGTAATTACAGCCGCCGTGGATCGGCGGCTGGGAGCTGGATGGGTTAAATGGCAGAGCAATTACCACGCGGCCTGCTTGCCGACCCGATGATGGCTCAATCATTGACCTCTTTACTCGCCACCCCGGCGCTTGACCGTGCGACATTATTGCCCGCTGGTCGCCGCACGTTTACCGACCCCGGCGACGACATCACCGAAGAACGTAGCCTGGAGTGGGCGATGCCGGGGTTGCTGTATGACCCACTAATGGGTGCCGCCAAGGTCAGCGATATGTTTGCGGGTGTCTCGCCGGTTGATCCAGGCGCAATGACGCAGTTTATGATTGATGCGCCGGTTGTGGGCGGCTTGTTGAGTGCGGCAACGGGCGCGGCTCCGAAGGGTGCTGTTTTGGGTGCCAACGTATTCCACGGCGGGCCGCATCGTTTTGCAGCGGAGCCTGACTTTCCGCATGGACGGCCACGGCTGGACAAGATCGGCACTGGCGAGGGCCATCAGGCGTATGGTTATGGGTTTTATAGTGCGGAAGCGCCTGGGGTTGCGAAGTCGTATAGGGATAATCTTCAAAAGGGCAAAGCCGAGGTTTTTGAAGATGGGCAGCTAGTCAATGAGATTGACGACCGCACGTTAGATGATGCTAGGGATGTCGCGCTTAATCTTGTCGAGCATGTGCAGCGGTTTAGGCCGCACCTTTCACAAGATAAAATTATTGATGATGCGTTAAAGCAGGGGCAAGATTTTATTGACGCTTATTCTGACCCACAAGAAGCAGATATTAGGTCCGGCTGGAAAGCGGGCAGGGATTGGCTACTGAAAAATAAAGACCGCATTACCAGTAAACAATCAGGCGCACTCTACAAGCTCGACATCCCCGACGCCGACGTTGCCAAGTATCTCGACTATGACAAGCCGTTGAGTGAGCAGTCAGAGCATATACAGAAAGCGTGGGCTGAGTTTAAGAAAAGTGAGTTAGGCGTTTTAGCTGATGAGTCTTTAGGCGGCAATATAAGTGCTGGTCGGGCTAACTTTAGCAATCCAACGGGAAAAGACATTTATGCAGCTTTTGTTGAAGGCGCGGCGGGCAAAGTCGGGCCAGAAAAGTTTGCAGAGAAAGCAGATTATAAATTAGCTAGTGATGTTCTCCGCAAAGCTGGCATACCCGGCCTCAAGTATTTCGATGCTGATAGTCGCAACAGGGGCCGCACGGCGACCGTTGATGGCACTCCGATAAAACAATTCAACACCGAAGATTATGATTTAAACAACCTCTTACAAAAAATAGAGCAGGGGTATTCCGTTGGTGACGTGCGAAAAATGGCGGAAGGCAAGCGGGGGCTAGCTGCGAAATTTGACGCCCTTAAAATTAAAATAAACGATGGCACCCGCAACTACGTCACCTGGGATCAGGACGTTCTCGACCGCTCCAAGATGCTGGAACGCGACGGCGTTACATTGGGAGCCAACAAAGCCCCAACCGCCGCACTGCCTGGGTTGTTAGGCAAGACTTCAAGTGAATTAAGGGCCGAAGCCAATGCACTGCGTTTTCCTAATGAGAATTTAAACATTAACGCTGAATTGGCGCAGTCGGCAAAAGATTATTTTGGTGTTACCCGTAGCCCTAACGAAACGGGTTATATCATGCAAGACGGCACAAGGCTTGATCTTAGCGGTCGGCACTATGCTGGCGGCTATGAAAAGCAAGGGGATCGTTTTGTTCCGAAGGCTGGCGAAACTGATTATTTAGGTGGAAACAGAGTCGTTGACCATAGAGAGCTTTATGACTTGAAAGGCATTGATGACGCTGGGTGGTCAGCAACAGAGAAACTTATGCGTGAAACTGGCGCGGTGCGTTATATGCCAGACACGGGCTTTTCAATTATTGATGGTCAAAAGGTAAGTGATAAGCAACTAAAGGCTATCGTTAGTGACTTTAGGAAGAGCGGCAATCCTTTAACGGTTGATGTTGACCCAGTAGGCGGAAACTCTGCCCCGAAGTCCAAAACCTTTGACCGTCCTACGGTTGAAGGTGTGCGAGCGTTTATCGAACTAGGCGCAAACAAATCCCCAACCGCCGCACTGCCGGGATTACTCGATGACACCGCCAGCCGGATGCAACGGGCGCGGGATATGGGGTTTGATGTTGATGCGTATCATGGGACTGATGCGGCAGTAACTGAATTTATGCCTTTGGCAAAAGGCCGCTCTACAAAGGCAAAAAGTGCTAAAAAGGCTTATTGGTTTTCAGATGATCCAGAAACAGCAAGCGGATATGCCGATGCCGCAACAGATAGCAAGGTTCAAAGTTTAATAGATCAATCGTATGCGGCAGAGCGTAAGGGTGATTTTGACTCTGCTGAAAAACTAATGGCTGATGCGGAAACTTTGGAGCAGGGAACAAGTTTAAGGGGCCAAAATATTATCCCCGCTAAACTACGCGGCAAATTAAAAACGGTGGATATGGAAGGGGCGAAATACGACCCTGACGATATAAGTTTATCAAAGATATTAGCAGATGCGGAGTCTGAGGGATTTGAAGGCGTTGCTTTTAAAAACTTCTCTGACGAGGCTGGTTATGGGCGATACAACCCAACAACGCATTATGCCGTTTTTGACCCTGAAAACATCCGCTCCCGTTTTGCCAAATTCGACCCAGCCAAAGCCGACAGTGCAGACCTGTTAGCGGCAAACCCCGCAACCGCCGCACTGCCAAGCCTATTGCAAGACCGCAGCGGCAACATCGACCAACGTAGCCTTTTGAGCCGCACCCCGCGCAATCGAAACAGCTTCCCAATGTATAGCCTTCTAGGCCAACGCTTATACACCGCCACAATGCCGGATGGATCAATATAAAATGGCATCTTATTCTGACAGCGACGACAAGCTCAAAGACATCCGCGAGGCCTTTAAGGTCTGCGAGGAATCCGAAGCGGAGAACCGCCATCAGGCTATGGATGACCTTGAGTTTGGCAGGCAAGGCATCCAGTGGCCGGAAGAGGTCAAGCGGCAACGTGAGAACGACCGCCGCCCGTGTCTAACGGTTAATCGGATGCCGACGTTTATACGCCAGATTGTGAATGATGCGCGTATGAACAAGCCTGCAATCAAGGTGCATCCCGTTGACAGCAATGCCGACGTTGAGACGGCGAAGGTGCTGAACGGCCTGATCAAGCAGATTGAAGTCAGCAGTTCCGCCGACGCGGCGTATGCAACCGCCATCGATGATGCGGTCAGCATGGGCTTTGGATACTTTCGCGTCGATATTGATTTCGCACGCGACGATACGTTTGAGCGTGATATTAAGATCGACCGCATTATGAACCCGTTTAGCGTCTACCGCGATCCTCGATCGACGGCGGTGGATAGCTCCGATTGGAATATGTGTTTTGTCACGGAACTGCTGACGCACGATGAGTTTGAGGCCAGCTATCCAGACGCGGAAAAGACCGACTTTGAAAGCCAGAGCTTCGAGCAACGTGACAATCTTTGGTACACTTCCGACACGGTACGGGTTGCGGAATACTGGAGCCGTGAGGAAGTAGACCGCGAAATCATCTTGATGACAGACGGCCAAATTCTCGATGCCGATGTCTTTGAGACGCAGCGTGACCTGATGGAAATGTCGGGCATCATGCCTGTTCAAAGCCGCATGACCAAAACGATGAAGGTCAAGCAGTGCGTAGTCACGGGCAGCGAGATACTCAGCGAAATCGAGTGGGCGGGCCGTTACATTCCAATCGTGCCGGTCTACGGCGAGGAGGTTGTTGTCGGTGAAAACCGCAACTTCCACAGCCTGATCCACTTCGCCAAAGACAGCCAGCAGATGTATAACTTCTGGAGAACGGCGGCGGCTGAATTGGTCGCACTGGCTCCAAAGGCTCCTTGGATTGGACCGGTCGGCGCTTTCAATACGGATCAGGCAAAGTGGGCGACTGCCAACTCTACAAATCACGCATTCTTGGAATATGACGGCGGTCAGGCCCCCATACGCCAACCCTTTGCAGGCGTTCCAGCCGGTGCTATCCAAGAGGCGCTGAACAGCTCCGACGACATGAAAAGCGTCATTGGCATGTTCGACGCCAGCCTGGGCAACATGGGCAAAGAAGTTTCCGGCAAGGCTATTGCGGCACGCCAGAAGGAAGGTGATGTCGGAACTTATCACTTTATTGACAATCTGAGCCGGGCCATCCGACACGCGGGCCGCATTATCGTTGACTTGATTCCCAGCGTCTACACAGAGGCCAGAGTGCTTCGCGTTTTGGGCGAGGACAACGAGGCCAGCAGCGTGCCGGTCAACCAGCCTATCCAGGGTGAGGGCGAGGCAGAGCCGCGCATCTACGACCTGACGACGGGCAAATATGACGTGGTTGTGAAACTAGGCCCGTCATTTACCACGCAACGCGCCGAAGCTGCGGAGCAAATGATGCTGCTGGTGCAGCAGTTCCCGCAAGCCGCGCCGATAATAGGAGACCTCATTGCTAAAAATCTGGATTGGCCGGGCGCGGAAGAGATGGCAGAGCGTCTGCAAAAGTTGCTCCCGTCTGCTTTGCAAGGTGTGGACCCTGAGAAAGAACAAATGAAGGCACAGCTTGCCGAAGCTGCCGCAATCATCCAACAGCTTCAAGCCGACCGGTCAGTGCTTGAACAGAAAAATCAGATCGACGCCAACAAGGTCGCGCTGGATGCGCAGAAAGTGGTTGTTGATAAGTACCGCGCTGAAACCGACCGCATGGAAGGCTTGGCTAAAGTCGCGAAAGATGCCCCGCCGTTGCAAGCGGAGCAAATCACCTCAAACCCGGAGTTTCTTCCCAATTCAATAATTTAGGAGATTTTTAAATGTCAGACGAAGCAAATAATCCAGAGCCGGAACTTGCTTTAGCGACCGAAGACGCAGCACCCGAAGCCGTTGAGGCAGAGGAAACGCAAGTCGAGGAAGTGTCAGGCACAGAAGCCGAAGCCGATGAGGTAGAGGCGACAGAAGAAACAGAAGGCGAGCCAGAGGCTCCCGAATTTGTTTCTATTGAATACGACGGCCAAGAGTTTGAAGTGCCGCCGGTTCTCAAAGACGCATTCATGCGGCAAAGCGACTACACTCAGAAAACGCAATCCGTGGCGGAACAGAGGAAGTCGTTAGAGGCGCAAGCTGCGGCACTAACGCAGCAACAAGAACTACAGCAGCAACATTTTGAAGACGTTGCTCAAATCAAGGCTTTGGATCAACAATTAGAGCAATACAATGCTTTAAACTGGCCGGAGCTTTATCAGCAGGACGTTGGGCAAGCCGCCTCTCTTGATCACCAAAAAAGAGAGTTGGAAAACCAGCGTCAGCAGACTGTCAATCGACTCAATCAAAATCAGGCTCAAGCTCTCGAAAGCCAACGTGCAGAGCACGCAAGGGTTGTTGAGGAAGGCCAGAAAGTTCTGAAAAAAGAGATCGATAACTGGACGCCAGAGTTGGCTCAAACGATTGCGGCCTACGGCATAAGCCAAGGGCTAAACGAGCAAGCTGTGGCAAGCATCGTTGACCCTGTTCACGTTAAACTTATCGACAAGGCCCGGAAATACGACGAGCTGGTTGCCAAACAAAAGGCAGCCGCGCCCAAGGCAGAGCCGCCAAAGTCGGCGGTGAAGGTTAAAGGCAAACGCGCCGCCGTGAAGAAAGACCCCGATAAGATGCCGATGAACGAGTGGTTGAAGATGCGTAATGCACAAATCGAAAAGCGCAACCGCGCTTAACTTTTATGAAGGACTTTTCTAATGGCTAACACTACCTTAACCCCGACGCAGGTGACCCGTGAGGCGCTGCGTATCCTCCACCAAAAGCTGAATTTCGTCGGCACGGTCAACCGTTCCTATGATGACAGCTTTGGTCGTTCTGGAGCCAAGATTGGCGACACTCTGAAAATTAGGCTCCCCAACCAGTATACTGTGAGAACGGGTGCGTCCCTATCCTCGCAGGATGTCGTTGAAAGCAGCGTCAGCTTGCAAGTGGCGACCCAAAAAGGCGTCGATACGACATGGACTAGTGACGACCTTACACTCGACATTGACGATTTTGGCTCTCGTATTCTTGAGCCTGCGATGAGCGTCCTGGCGGCGAACATCGAATCGGATGCAATGTCCATGTATAAGGACGTGTACAACCATGTGACCGACGTTGGTGCGACCATCACCACGGGCGATGTCTTGCAGGCATCAAAAGTGCTGACGGACAACCTCGCTCCGTATGACGGGCGTTGCTTGAACTTGAACACGCAAGACAACCTTGACTTGGTTGATGCTATGAAAGGTCTGTACAACGATCAGAGCAATCTCAGCAAAAACTATCGTGAAGGCCGCGTCGCAAGTAACACGTTTGGGTTTTCCGACATCATGGAAAATTCCATGTGGCCGCAGCATACGACGGGTACGGATGACGGCACTGCCGACTATCTCGTAAACGATTCGGGTACGATTGCCGAAGGATCGACCAGCATAACGGTTGATACGGGCGCAGGCACCTGGAAAAAAGGCGATATATTCTATTTCGCTTCCGTTTACGCGGTCCATCCCGAAACCAAGGCGACCTCAACCAAACTCAAAGAGTTCGTCATCACTGCCGATGCAGGCACTTCTGCAACGTCATTGAGCTTCTCTCCGGCACTGCACAGTTCCGGCGCAAAGCAAAATGTCAGCGCAATGCCTGCGAACAACGCAGCCTTGCACAAAAACGAAAGTGACCAAAGCACCGACATCGGCAACGCTGCCGACTTTGGTGTGTCGCTTGCGTATCATAAAGATGCGTTCGTGTTTGCAACGGCTGATCTGGTCATGCCAAACGGCGTTGATTTCTCAGCGCGTGAGGTCATGGATGGCATCAGCATGAGGATCGTGCGCGATTACTCAATTTCTGCTGATACGTTCCCAACGAGAATTGACGTTCTCTATGGGTATAAAACCGTGCGCCCCGAATTGGCGTGCCGTATCCAGATGAACTAAAGCGGATGGGGGCCGTCGCAAGGCGGCGGCTCCCAATGCTTTGAAGTGAGGTAAAATGCCAAAGGTATGGATGTACAAAGACGGCACAGGCGAAGGCGAAATATTCGATGCCGACGATCTGCCCAAGTCGGGATATTCCGACAGCCCGAAAGCGGCGATGGGAGCAAAGAAACCTGCTGCCAAGAAAGCAACCGCCAAGAAACCAGCGACCAAGAAACGTGCGCGGAAGGGCGGCAAGTTTGTTGCCGACGATCCCAGCACGCCTGATGTTAATGAGGCGTATGAATAATGAGCATCACAACGCTTGCGGAATTAAAGACGGCCTTGGATACCGAAACATCGCGTTCGGATATTGATTGGTCGGATTACATCACTAGGGGTGAGGCACGCCTAAACCGCAAGCTGCGGCTATTGCAGCAAGAGACGTCAACCACGTTTACGCTATCCGCCGGCGACAGCACGCAAGCATTGCCGACCGGGTTCATTGAGCATATCGACCTTTTCTACACCAGCGACAACCACCAGCCCACGCAGCAGTCTCTTTACAGTTTGCAAGAAACGGCATCGACCGGATCAGGCCGCCCGCATTATTTCGCCATCGGTAGCGTTATTCAATTTGAGCGTGAGGCGGATCAGGCGTATGGGTTCACGCATCGCTTCTATAAAAAGTTTGATCTGGCGACTGACAACACTAACGCGCTTTTGACCAGCTCACCCGACGCCTATATCTATTCAACGCTGGCGGCTTTCTATATGCGGGCAAAAGACCCGCAGTCGGTGCAATCAAACCTTAATCTTTTGGACGGCGTAGTTGCTGAACTGAACACGCTGGACGGTCGCAGCCGTGGTCAGGCACGCCTGTCAGTTGATTCCGCGCTCACGCAATCCAGACGCTTCGACATTAGCCGGGGATTTTAATGTTTAATTTCGGGCCGTTTCTGCCAGATCAGGCCGACCTGGGCAATCCAGGCTCGACCGTGGCGACTAACGTGCTGCCGCGAACGGCGGCAACCTATGCCCCGTTTCCAAGTCAATCGACAACCAGCAGCGCATTGTCAAACCGGCCAAGGGGCGGCGCGTCTTTCATTGAATCAGACGGCGACGTGCATACCTTTGCCGCCGACCATCAGGATTTGTTTAAACTTGGCACGGCATCGTTTGCCAACGTCTCACGGCAATCGGGCAGCTACACGGTCGGCACTAATGACCATGTAAACTTTATCAACTTTGGCAATCGCGTGATTTCGGTAAACGGCCACAC